CTGCAGCGGCGTTGCCGGTGATTTACTGAAAATACCCTGCGGTTTACGGTTAATGGTCAGAGTTACCATCAATTTTGTTACCTCGCGCTGTCAATGGAAGTAGTACCTCATCCGATATCTGAAAATGTTTTCCGGTGGATGTTACAGCGAATTTCATGTAAGACATGTTGTTGTCGGTATTGTTCAGTACTGTGCGTTGTGAGCGTATTCGTTATCAGACAGAGGGGCAGGGAACAAACGTCAGAGGTTAAGGATATCCGGGAACAAATGGCGTAAACGGACATCTCAGTGCCTGAGAAACAGTACAGGTCAGGCCATCATGGCCTGCAAACAGAGCCCTGGCGACCCCGTGGCCGAAAACGAAACAATAACCCGCGCGCAGTGCGAGGAATCCGGATGTGAAGCAATCAGCAGGTAATATTAATGGCAGGACCAGCAGGTTCTTTAAACAAACGAACATGCTGTAATTGATATTTTGCTTATTGTATTTTCTTTTTAGTTATTAAATTAATTTATTTACGAAAAATTTTCTGCAGATACAGGATGGGAATTCAGGGTGTCATCACGCCTTATGATGACACCCTTCCCCTGGTTGTGGAAAACCGAAGGATATATCAGGTTCAGCAACAAAATCAGTGAGCTGAAAGATACCAGTCCCCCAGCTTCAGCAGCTTTCACGTAAACATAAACAGGGCTCAATGAATATCTGATTGCTCCAGTTACCTTCTTTAATTCGTTCCAGCAAAACATTTCCTGCTTCCAGACCAATTTTCCTGTGAGGAACGGCCATTGTTGTTAATGATGGTTGGCAAACTTTGCTGACGTCACTGTCACCAAATCCTACTACGGCGAGCTCGTCTGGAACTTTGATCCGTCTTCGTTGACATTCATAGAGAACACCGCAGGCTAACTCATCTGACACACATACCAGGGCATCCAGTTCCGGCCATGCGAGCAAAAATTCCGGTAGTTGTGATGCTCCGGTGGAAAAAACAGGTGGCAGAGCAGCGTTAATAACACGGTTGGGAGACATATGATGGCGTAACATAGCTTTATACCATCCCTGTAAATGCTGCTGAAAGATCCACTGTTCCTGGTTAGCGCATAGCAAACCGATATTCTGATAACCACGTTGTACCAGCATATCCGTCAGCTCGAACATTGCTGCAACATTATCAATACCAATGTTGATATCTATCGGATCAGTACGAATGGCACCGATTTCTATAACAGGAATCGAGGCATTTTTGAGCAAGTGACGCACGGTACTATTATGCTCAACACTAAGCAAAATTGCTGCAGCGATATTAGAAGCCAGCAGGGTTTCCAGCAGTTTTTCTTCTTGTTCCAGACGATGGCGTGACTCAGCCAGGATTATTTGATACCCCGCTGGTTGTAGCACATGTTGCAGCCCGGCAAACATTTCCGTGCATCCCGCTTCAGCCAGGTTTGGCACGACCATTGCGATCGTGTGTGAAGATGCCGATGCCAGTGCGCTTGCAGTGAGGTTGGGCATATACCCTAATTCATTAACTGCGGCTTCAATCTTCTCCCTCAATTTATCTGAAACTTGTTCGGGAGTGCGTAACGCTCTGGATACAGTCATTGTGCCAACTCCCGCGAGTTGCGCGACATCAGCAATAGTGACTTTACCTGTACTACGACGTTTTCGGGTTATTGCCATACAAAATCCTGCTCAGCGACTACATATGGAGATCTTTTATTACTTATCATCAACGGCTTCCTGCACTGCCAGTAGCAGAGTATACCTCTTAATATCTGCCATAAGTCTGGATTTAATCAGTGAAATCTATTTTGATAGCGCTATCACAAATTCGAACAATACCTCCTGATAGCGCTATCTTTGTGATATTGATCGCAGATATACCGTCGTTACTTGAATACATTCTGGTCATATAAATAAGAAATTAGGGGGTGGGAGTGCTTAATATCTGGCTTTCTGATTCAACAATCGCATTACGAAAGAATGCCGCAACCTGGCAGCAGGCATTAGATATCTGTGCCAGACCGTTACTGGATGCAGAGATAATTACGACGGATTATCTCAGTGCGATAAAGACACAACATGAAAAACTGGGGCCTTATTATGTCCTGGCACCCGGGCTGGCCATGCCGCATGCCCGACCAGAAGAAGGGGCAAAAGGATTAGGTTTATCATTATTAAAACTTGAAGAAGGTGTCAGTTTTCATACAGAGGAATTTGATCCTGTAGATGTTATCATTTTACTTGCCGCACCAGACAAACACAGTCATATCGAAATGATATCTGCACTGGCTGAGTTATTCTCCAGCGAAAAAGATTTACATGAATTGCATCAGGCTCGCAATGTGGAGGAAATAAAAAAGATAATTTCACGGTTCTGATTACATTATAAATTCAGTCTTTTCACAACATTGCGCCGTTGCGTGATGGGACTTCTTCAACTTAAAATGGTGAATATAATGAAAATTATGGCTATTTGTGGCTCAGGGCTTGGTAGTAGTTTTATGGTCGAAATGAATATTAAAAAAGTTCTGAAAAAAATGGATATAGAGGCGGAAGTGGAACATTCCGATCTCTCATCAGCAACGCCAGGGGCTGCCGATTTATTTGTGATGGCCAAAGATATTGCTGCCAGTGCCAGCGTACCGGAAAGTCAGTTGGTGGTTATCAACAACATCATTGATATTAATGAACTCGAAACGCAACTGCGTAACTGGTTAGCAAAACAATAACCTTAATTGAAGCGAGGTGGATATGTTTATCCTTGAAACGCTGAATTTTGTTGTTGATATACTTAAAGTGCCCGCGATACTGGTCGGCTTGATTGCCTTAATTGGTCTGGTTGCCCAGAAAAAATCTTTTTCAGATGTTGTTAAAGGTACAATTAAAACTATTCTCGGCTTTATTGTACTGGGCGGTGGTGCCACTGTTTTGGTTGGTTCGTTAAATCCTCTTGGGAGTATGTTTGAACATGCCTTTAATATTCAGGGCATCATTCCGAATAATGAGGCTATTGTTTCTATTGCGCTGGAAAAATATGGCGCATCGACGGCCCTTATTATGGCATTTGGTATGGTGGCGAATATTATTGTTGCCCGCTTTACCCGCCTTAAATATATCTTCCTGACCGGACACCACACATTTTACATGGCCTGCATGATTGGTGTGATTCTGACAGTGGCTGGTTTTGAAGGTATATCACTGGTCTTTACCGGTTCTCTTATTCTGGGACTTGTGATGGCATTTTTCCCGGCATTAGCACAACGCTATATGAAGCGTATTACGGGGAATGATGACATTGCTTTTGGTCACTTTGGCACTCTGGGATATGTACTTTCTGGCTGGATTGGCAGCGTGTGCGGTAAAGGTTCCCGCTCCACCGAAGAGATGAATTTGCCCAAAAATCTGAGCTTCCTGCGCGACAGTTCCATCTCTATTTCTCTTACGATGATGGTGATTTATCTGATCATGGCGATCAGTGCTGGTCGTGAGTTCGTTGAAAGCCAGTTCAGTGGTGGTCAAAACTACCTTGTCTACGCCATCATAATGGCCATCACCTTCGCTGCTGGTGTATTTATTATTCTGCAAGGCGTGCGTTTAATCCTTGCTGAAATAGTTCCGGCATTTACCGGGTTTTCAGAAAAGCTGGTGCCGAATGCCCGTCCGGCCCTCGATTGCCCGGTTGTGTATCCGTATGCGCCAAACGCAGTGTTAGTTGGTTTCTTGTTTAGCTTTTTTGGCGGTCTGGTAGGGCTATTTTTGTTGGGACAGATGAAACTGGTGTTGATTCTTCCGGGTGTCGTTCCTCACTTTTTTACCGGGGCGGCTGCTGGCGTATTTGGTAACGCTACGGGGGGACGTCGTGGCGCAATGATTGGTGCTTTTGCGAATGGCTTATTGATTACCTTCCTGCCAGTACTGTTATTGCCGGTTCTTGGGGCGATAGGCTTTGCTAATACGACCTTTTCCGATGCAGATTTTGGTGCTGTCGGCATCGTCCTCGGAAACCTGGCACGTTATCTCTCACCTTTTGCCATCACCGGACTTGTAGTAGCGCTATTTGTGCTGCTGGTTGCCTGGAACATTTTCGCCAGTAACAAAATCGCTGCCAAAGCGCAGAAGAAGAGTGGAGCCAAATCATGAATGTTAAAGAATTGACTCAATTTGCACGGGATATACGTATCCAGACGCTTAAATCATTAACTCATCTCGGCTTCGGTCATTATGGTGGCAGCATGTCGGTTGTGGAAACGCTGGCAGTGCTTTATGGCGCTGTAATGAAAATTGATCCTGCTGCTCCCGACTGGCCTGAGCGTGACTATTTTATCCTGTCCAAAGGACATGCCGGACCTGCTCTCTACAGTACTCTGGCGCTGAAAGGCTACTTTCCACTGGAAGAATTAAGCACCTTAAATCAGAACGGAACCCGCTTACCAAGTCATCCGGATCGGCTAAAAACGTGTGGTGTTGATAGCACCACAGGATCGCTGGGGCAGGGGATATCCATTGCCGGAGGGATGGCGCTGTCGCATAAACTGGCGGGGCGCAAGAATCGGGTTTTTTGTATTGTCGGCGATGGCGAACTTAATGAAGGCCAATGTTGGGAAGCTTTCCAGTTTATCGCGCATCATCGTTTGAATAACCTCACTGTGTTTGTGGACTGGAACAAACAGCAGCTTGATGGTCAACTGGATGAAATTATTAATCCATTTGATTTGGAAGGAAAATTCCGGGCTTTCGGTTTTGATGTCGTGACAGTGAAGGGCGATGATATTGAGGGCTTGTTGAATGTAGTTAAACCTGTCCTGCCAGCTGAGGCCAGACCGAGAGTGGTCATTCTCGATAGCATTAAAGGGCAGGGGGTGCCGTGTCTCGAGCAACTCAGTAATTCTCATCACTTACGCCTCACAGAAGAGATGAAGGGGACGCTAAACGAAACAATTCGCCAACTGGAGGCTATGCATGATTAATCTCGCACCGGCAGGACAAAAAGACAGCATTGAAATGCGCAAAGTTTATGCAGATTTTATCGCGCAACAGAGTAAAAACGTCAGTTCTGTCATTGCTCTTGAGGCTGATTTAATGAGTTCCATGGCAATGGACAGCGTGGCGCAGGATTATCCAGATCACGTCATTAATTGCGGCATTATGGAAGCCAATGTTATCGGCACAGCTGCAGGGCTGGCCTTAACCGGGCGCAAGCCATTCGTGCATACCTTTACCGCATTTGCCAGTCGTCGCTGTTTTGATCAACTCTTTATGTCGCTTGATTACCAGGGCGCTAACGTCAAAGTTATAGCTTCTGATGCGGGTGTTGCTGCTTGCCACAATGGCGGAACACATATGTCATTTGAAGATATGGGAATTGTGCGCGGGCTGGCGCATTCGGTGGTGATGGAGATGACAGATGCCGTAATGTTCAGCGATATCTTGCGTCAACTCGTTGCACTGGAAGGATTTTATTGGATTCGTACCATTCGGAAGCAAGCAGCGAGTATTTACGCACCAGGTACAACCTTTACAATTGGCAAAGGGCAGGTATTACGTGAAGGTACGGATGTCACCTTAATTGCTAATGGCATTATGGTGGTGGAAGCCCTGGAGGCCGCACGTCAACTTGAGCTGGCTGGGGTAAGTGTAGCGGTGATTGATATGTTTACGCTCAAACCCGTTGATCGGATGTTAATTAAAAATTATGCCGAAAAAACAGGACGGATCGTAACATGTGAAAACCATAGTATTCATAATGGATTAGGTTCAGCGGTTGCTGAAGTGCTTGTAGAAACTTGTCCTGTGCCCATGCGTCGGGTGGGGGTTAAAGAGCGGTATGGCCAGGTTGGAACTCAGGACTTTTTACAGAGAGAGTACGGGTTAACCGCGCAAGATATTGTGGCGGCAGCCAGAGAGCTATTGTAATTCATGGAGTTTGTTTACCATTCTGTTTTTCTTAAAAGTGAGTGTCTGTGCGGTCACTAAACTCGGTAATAAAGCAGTTCATTGCAGGATAAGAAGCGTTTGGTTGTGTCGTTTTACCGTAAGAACCGACCGCCGTATGTATCCATTAAGCCAGTATTGGTAACGTAGGTGCCCACCTTTTCAAACTGGTGGGCGCCTGTTATGGAGCAAAAACATTATCCGCAGAACCCCGCAGATCATTTTCAAATGAGTTAAACTTCAAATGGTTAAACTGGCTTTGCAACCAGGAGCCTCTGTTGCCCGTATTGCCCGGGAACACGATATCAATGATAACCTCCTGTTCAAATGGCTCAGACTCTGGCAGAACGTAAGGTAAAGGGAGATGAAAAAGGCAATAGCAGAACTGAGTGACAGTGAAACCATTCTGGCGTACAGGGTTGGATGGTGAAACTGATAAAAAACCCCCTCTGAAATTCTGTCAGAGGGGCTAGTCAATAAGGGAATAATATTCAACATGAAGATGTCTTCTGGGAATGTTTATATAGCAAATGCTTTCACTCCGGTAATTAATTTCCGTGATTAACTGCTTTCGATCAATAAAGGAATTGCAAAAGTGTGATCTTGTTCACGACATCGTGGATAATAATATGCCTGATGTCTGAATCCGGAAACAGTGCTCTGGCGGGTTTCATGTGAAGTTGACGGATAAAAAATCCGCACGACCAGACAGACGTGCGGTTTACGAAATTCGTAACAAGAGGCTTTTCTACGGATCACGTGGTGCGTGCCACGTGAAATTTTTGTAGCGCAAAATGTGTGATGTGTAAATACAAGGAAGGAAAAAAGTTAAATCGGTGGAAGTCCATACCTGCCACATGTACGTCTGCATTCCTCGTTTTGAACAGAATTCTCACCAGACATCGTGAATTTCTCATTCAATCATCAGAGATATTACCCAGGATTTTTATTGTTTTGTGATATCAGCAGTGCAGGTATACAGACGTTAAAGTAATCAGGTTTATTATAACCACCTTTACAAAGTTGTATATGTTTATAATTTAATGATTTTAATGCCAGTCGTTTTCTGCTGCTTAAATTGAGGTCGCATATTATACACAATAATATTCCTGGCATTATTAAATTAATAAGAGAGGATTCTTATCACTGTATTTTTGCTCCGCACTACCGTTCTGGCTGGTGAAGTAATAATACAGGAGAATAACAGAATGCTTAAAAGACGTGATGCTTTTTTAAAGAAAAGCGCGCTGGCAGTGAGTGTGGCCCTGCTGCTCTCATCTCAGGCTTTGGCTCATAAAACAATTACTGATTCAACGGCGGGTATTATCTGGATTGATAATGGCACTCAGTCACTTGAAAGTGCAAGTGTGATTGACAGAAATGGAAATGCTAACGGTGATGGTAGTGTTACTGGAAAAAACTTTGCTGTTGGTTCCGATGCAATAATTTGGGATGCGGATAAATCCATGGCAACAGGAAATAAGACAGCTGTTTTTAATGCAGACAACAGTGTCGCTCTGGGGTATGGCTCTCAGGTGAATGGAGAAAGCAATGTACTTTCTGTAGGGGCCGGTCCTTCAGGATATGGATTTTCAGTTGATGGTGCACCGGAAACCCGCCGGATTATAAATGTTTCAGATGGTGTTAAGGATAGTGATGCGGCCACAAAAGGACAGATGGACAACGCCATTGCAGGTGCTGTACGGGTGTCGGGGGATGCCCTGCGCGGTGAGATAGGAGCTGTCTACCGTGATGCTGTTTCTCATACTGACAGTCAGGTCACAGCAGTACGTGATGAACTGAAGGCAGAGGGAGACAGTCTGCGCGGTGAGATAGGCGGTGTATACAGAGATGCCCGTGCTCATACTGACAGTCAGGTTACAGCAGTACGTGATGAACTCAGCAGGGATATTATTGCAGTCACATCGGCAGCGGTGGCGCAGACGGATGCAGCAATAGCCTCAAATACAGCAGCGATAAGGAATAACAGTCATCGTCTGGATTTGACGGAAGCCTGGCAGAAGATGGCGACAGAGAGAATGAATAATATGCAGGAGCAGATTAAAGAGAACCGGAAGGAGTTAAGGGAGAGTGCAGCCCAGAGCGCGGCACTGGCCGGTCTTTTCCAGCCATACAGTGTTGGAAAATTTAACGCGACAGCAGCCGTTGGTGGTTACCGTGATGAGCAGGCCATTGCGGTGGGCGTGGGCTACCGTTTCAGAGAGAATGTGGCAGGAAAAGTTGCAGTTGCTGCAGGTGGGTCATCCGCATCGTGGAATGCTGGTGTGAATTTTGAGTTCTGACAGGTCAGGATTTAGATATCTGTCCCGGGGGGAGTCCCCCGGGATATAATGAGGTACAGAGATGCTGGATATAATCCTGGCGACGAGAGATATTTATTTTGAAAAAGCCCTGCGAGAGGTATTTGGAACCGTAAGCAGTCGAATCAGATATATAGAAGATGCCATATCAGACAGAAGAAGGGTGCAGTCAGGCAGGTCATTCAGATATTATTTTGTATTCTGTGATGATGAGTATACAGATATTGTTCGTATTCTTTTTACCGGAGAGGCCTGCTGTATTCTGAATAAGTCGATGCTGAATCTGAGAGCGGCCGGAGGTGTGTTGACGCTGGAAGAGCGCAGAGCGGTACTGAACCGGTATTACAGAGGTTTAAGTATTGCGGAGATTACAGAAGAGACGGGGCAGAATGACAAGACGGTATACGGTCATCTTCGTCGTGCACTGCAGCGGTCTGGATTCCGGAAGGGGCGTTTTATAAAGGGGAGAGAAGTGACGGGGGATTCAGGTGTTGAATAATGTATCTTATATTGTGATATCGGTGCTGCTGCTGTTATTTTTTGTTGTATTTGTGACGAATGGTTAAGAATAAAACATGAGTTGGTGATTATCAGGACAGGTTGCTTGTATATGAAGATAACAAAGGCGGCATTTATTTTTGCGCTGTCAGTGTGGAGTGTTGCTGTGATATGTCTTTTATTATTTGTACTGATTGTTCTGGGATAGCCATAGTGAAATAAAAAGCTGTCTGAATTAAATTATTTTGCACACATGTTTTAATTCTGCACTGAATTCAGAATGGGTAATCAGTGACCGTCCTGACGGTCACTTTAAAGAAAAGGCATTTACACAGAATTACTGACAGGCTCTGGCTGTCATTCGGCCGATGAACAGTTGCTTAAGACAGGATTATCATTCCCTTCCACCAGATTGGCTTTTTTACCTTTTGTGTACAGTTTATATGAGTATCTTTTATTGATGGCTTCGTAATTGGCTCCGGAGGCCATTTTCATTAGCTGCATAGGTATCATCTCATCCATCTGATTAATCACTGCATATGAGTTCCCAGCAGTGGTGTTGATATAGACCACCTCCATTGTCTTATTTCCATTACAGACATAAGCTGTTTTTGAGATTTCTTTTGTGGCAGCGGAGGATACCATACTGTTGCTAACAAGAATGAGTGCAAGGACGGGAGAAGAGTATTTTTTCATAATAACTCCTTCTGTAGGTTAAAAAAACAGGTGTTTGATCAGAATTATATTAATAATTCATTCATCAGAAAAAAAGGTTTTTGTTATAGCAATAATAATGAGCACAATTGCTTGTGAAACTGGTGCCATTTTACGGTTGCTTAGTGATCAGACATGAGATAAATGAAGGGGGATCCGTGAGATAAATAACGAATTGGAGTGGGTTAACATGGGTTCTGGTGAACAGAACTGAAATTCTTTTCCGCTATACGATAGATAAGTCGGGCATTGAAATCATCCTTCCTGGCAACTTAGAATCGAGTTTGCTGAAACATGACCCGCAACAAAAAGGATGATTCCAATGACTACTCAAAACAATAAGCATGATAGCCTGGATTACTCAGAAAAGCCCAAAAGCAAGCACATCGTGACGTTCGAGCGCGATTCCGGTAGAAAAGGAGAATCGTCTTCCTCTGCCAATAAAACCACTATGCCGGCAGCCCCTGCCCCAGGGAAAAAATAAACATCATTCATCGTTCGTTGCACGAACGCGCCTGATCTCCACTCTGGCAATCTGATCTGCTGGAATATAGGTTGCCAGAGCTCCCCAGTACTTATCAACCACGCCTTTATACTCTTCCCATTCGTTACTGCCTGAAGGGCTGCTGTGCGTGACGTAAAGAACCATATCGCCTTTATTCCCCAGGGTAAACGGACCGTTAGGCCACTCTTCAAAGTTCCCTGGCAGCCGTGACATCATACCGGAACCATCGCGAAGAATCACTCTGACCTCGGTAACGCTGAAGCCTGTTTGATCAAACATTGCCTGCCATGCTGAGCTGGTATCGTCAGACCATGAAATATCATTATTCCACAGTAATCTGTACATCCATTTGCGACCGTACCTGCGCCACCACGCACCGCATGTAACGGCACACAGAAGTGCTGGTGGTGTTGCCAGCCAGGCATTCAGACCTGCCCACATAACAGCCTGGTAAGCCATCATTGCTGTCAGGCCAAAAATCAGCGAAGAAAAAGTCACCTCAATGGGCTTGTGGTGATCCTTCAGTCCCACATTCGCAATAAAATACCCAATATAGCCACTGGTCAGGGTCACCAGTGTTGCCCATGGCAGATTTAACAACGAAACGTCAAACATATTTTCTCCCTGCATCCTGAATACTAAAGAGAGAGCATAAAAAAAGCACGGTAAGGGGTCTACCGTGCTTTTATACAATAAGGAGATTTTTGAAAGGACTTTAACAAGCAGGAATTATCTGGATTTGTTAACGTCTTTCGTCTCCTCTGGCAGATCTTCATCAAACAACCTGCCCTGCATCCGATCCAGTTCTTCTTTTCTGACCCGCTTAACCACGCTGTAGACCCACTGAAGCGAAACACCAAACTTGCGGGCCAGTTCGTGGTGGTTGCGTCCGTTAAACTCCCTGAAGATTTCCCGGTCGCGCTGACTGACCTTCCATACCATGCCCATCGGGAAATAAACGTTTTGCCCGCCCCAGACCTGCATCATTCGGTTCGCGACGGCCTGACCAATCTGGTCGGCAATTGCGGGCTCAATATCAATAATCTCGCGAACGGTCTCAGAGGTATGCTGTGCCAGCTCCACCAGGAGTTCCGGCCCTTTACTTCGAAACTGATTCAGGTCGCTCATGTTTGACTCCCGCAGCTCTGCGCTGCCACTTCTTCAGTTTCTCAATAACACTGCTTGCCTGTTCAGTACTGAGCCAGCGCAGGGCGCTGATGCCCGTTTCCCGCTTGATCCACCGCGCTAATGCATTTTCTGAACGGTCACGAACAATGCCGGCAGCAGCCATTTCAAGCCATAGCGCACGGATTTTCCTGGACTGCGGATGGTTATCCAGCGGTAAACCGGAGCTGGCTTTTCCGGCAGGCTTAACGCGAAAGCCTTTCCTTTTCATGGATTCCAGCACGCAGTTTAGTTGTGTGGTATCCATTCCTTTGGTTGAGGCTTTACCGGTCAGCCCCTGTAACATCTGGCGGTAGGTGTCTTCATCCATACCCAGTTCATTACGGGCAATATGAATGAGCTGGATAAGACGTTGTTTAGTCATCATCGTTGCTCCTTTTACCTGCGCCACCGATATAATCGACATATAAAGGAAGCGCCACAGGCCAGCACAGGAACATCACCGACCAGCTAATCCAGTAGCCAGCACCACTGTAACGTGAATAAAACCCTGAACGGCGGTGCAGTTCAGCAGTACACCAACCGACAAAACAATACCAGAACAGGGCACATACAACAGATTCAGCCGTCATTCTGAATATCCCCCCAACTGATATGAATATTACGGGCAGCAATGACAGGGTCGTTATTCCACCATGCACCTGACATGTATTTTTCAACCTGTTCGCGTCCGGCAATAACACCAATTGTGATCCCCGGCCTGACGTTCTTAAAAAAGGCGCGGGCAAAAAGGTATCTGGCAGATATTCGGCAGGCTTTTAATTTCCGGCTTTTACCTGATAGCGTAATCATCTGGCCTCCAGTTTCTGTTGTTCCTGCCCACTGACCGGGCGGTGCAGTCTGACGTTCTGCCCTTCAAGAAACCCCGCATAGCGCGAGGCGTCGCCATTGCGGCTTCTTCCCGGTTTACGCGCCCTGGTGGTTTGCGTCTGCGGGTATTTATGTTCCAGCCACTGCTGCATCAGTTCACGTTCGTCATCGGTCAGGGCGAAGGACTGTATTTCACTGATAACGGCCAGCACCCAGCCTTCAGCAAACTGGTCACCACGGCTGGTACGGGTGGCAGTTTTTATTCTTTTGTTCTGTGCGCTGATATATTGCTGACGCGCCTTTTTCAGCTGGCGGGCCAGCACTTCCCAGGTGTACGCAGCCAGTGCAGCCCGTTCCCGGTTGCCGTAGAACCCCACACCCGGATATGTGCCGGGGTGAATGATGGAGTTAACACCAAATGCCTCACGGATGATGTTCATCAGGCCCAGCATGTAGCGCGGTGGACGGAGGCTGCCTGTCGGCCAGTAGTGACTGATGGTTTCATCAATATCACTCATGGCGATGTCGGAATGTGTGATGCCGTGAACATCCATCAGTTTACGGGCACGGCGCAGTGCCAGAGCGGCCTCGTGAGGGTTGCCGGATGCGGCCAGCGCCAGCAACTTTTTCAGTTTCTCAATGTGTTTATCCTGGTCTGTCATTGTTCAGTATCTCCGGTGTACATGACGCCCAGCCGTGCGGCAAGGCGTTCCAGTTTTTTCTGTTTGTGGAAGTCAATCAGCCGGTCCATTCCCTGAAGGCGCAGCTGCTCTGTCATGATTTCCACGTCTGCCAGCTCTGCCGCGAGGTCACTTTCGCTGCCCTGTCCGTTCAGGTTGCGGGCGGCACTGGCCGCCAGTTCAGCGGCCTCTTCTGTCAGTTTCAGGGCCTGTGCGTCCGGCCCGAAACGCTGCAGGGCCAGACGGTAGAGGGCGGTGCGGGTGAGTTCGGTGTTCCGTGTCATGCCGCGCCCTCAGTGTTTCCGGTCGACGGTGATGTTCAGGCCGCCTTCTGCAGTGGTTTCCATCCGGTACGGCACATCGTGCTCTGCCGTGTGGGTGAGTGTGTTCACCAGTACCTGCAGGGCAGCCGCCTTTCCGTTGGTCGCCACAATGGCCTGAGCGGTCATGCTGATTAGCGCCGTCAGGACGTGCTTCACATCGGTGAGGTCGCGGCATTCACACTCGTTGACATAGTGTTCAACAAGGGTTCGGGTGCGCTGTCGTGCTTCCTGTGGGGTAATCATTGCGAGTCCTCCCTGTCAGGGCGGGAGAATTCCATGACGGGCACGTCTGCCGAAAAATGCTGACTGCAGTACGGACAGACCAGGGTGACGCGTACTGCAGGTACGTGGTACTTACCGGACATCACGGCGATGGCGCTGTGAAAACGCAGGGCTGTTATATCCCTCTCGCACTGAATACATTTAAATATCATGATTTAATTCTCCTCTGTTTCCGGCGTGCAGAAGCCCACGGCGCTGATGCCGGAATAAAAAAGAAAAGGCTGTTTTAAATAGCTTATATGCTGTTTTTACTGCACATTCTGCTCAAAAGGAATTATTGAAAAATCCTCAATATCACTTTTTATGGTAATACCGGGAATATTTTTCACGGCGTCCTTTTCATTCAGGATGGCGTCTTTATTTATTTCCTCCTTTACACGGATAAAGCGCTCAAGCCCCAGACGTCTCAGTAATTCAATAACATTATCCGCCCCACGGATACTGACTGACGGCGGACGGTTTCGCCACTGCACCTCGCCGGTGGTGAGGTTAGCGAACTTCACCTTCCCGTTGCCGGTCAGTTCATCACGGTGTGCCTCACACCATGTCTGAATACCGGACTGCAGTTCGGCCATGCGTTTTTTCAGGCTCTCGGTGAGCGGGGCATAACGTGCGGTGATGTCGCCAATGGTGTCATTCATTTCTGTTTCAGCCCTGACCAGTTCACGTTGCGCGTCACCAAGCAGTCTGATTCCCTCAATGACCTCTTCGCGTGTCCCCGGCACCCAGAGTGCTGCTGCGGCTTTGATACGTTTTGCCCCTTTTGTACTTTTTGCCATATTTTATGACTCCTCCTGTTGTGCTGATTACCACAAAGATTCCGGCCACACGACGCGACAGCCGTGCAGTTCGAAAACGCCCTGACGGAAATGTCCCCTGTGGTCATGACCGGTATACAGATAACAGGCCTTTCCCTGCTCAAGCATGCGCATGCAATGCGCACTCCGGGAAACGCGGATGACAGGTTTGTTACCCCTGATGGTGATGCTTTGTACATCCGTGTTCGTCGCCTTAAGCGCCATAATGGCTGACTGCACTTTGCTGATTTGCTGGTTGATACCTGTGGTGGATTTCATTATTAAACCCCTTTGACAACGTCAGCGTTGACCTGTGGAACCCCGATTTCAGCGGCCAGATTCATGGCGGCTATTACCAGGTTACTGACGGCCAGCGGATACAGCAGGCTGACCATATTTTTACGATGACTTCCCGGATTGCTCAGGCGGGCACGTATGGCATCCACTGCGCTGGCGTCCATAATGTCCGTCAGTTGTTTACCGGCCCGTTGCAGTTTGAACGTCAGAAACTCTTCAAGGTTATTGTCCAGAGGCAGAAGTTCGACCACCTCACAGCGCTGAACGACTTCACGGACTTCCATATTGCGTTCAGACAGTTTTGTCGCCAGTTCCGGCTGGCCAATCAGCACGATGGACAGCAGTTTTTTGAAACCGGACTCCAGCTCAAAAAAGCGTTTGAGGTGTTTCAGTGTCGGAATGGGCAGACTGTGGGCCTCCTCAATCACCAGAACGTGGCTGAACCCCGCCTGGCTGCTGTCTTTCAGGACGCGATGCAACTGGCGAAAGCGGGCGTCCTGACTGCGTCTGATGCTTTCCAGTGGTGCGATGGTACTGATAATGGCTTCGGCAATCGCTGCTGCCTTCAGGGTTTTCCCTTTCACATCGTTGTCTTCCATAGCGATGATGTATGGCTCGATAACAATTACCGGCGCATTCTCGCGGTTGATACGTTCAGTCAGGTCGCGGCGCAGCGTGGATTTACCCGCACCGGACTCACCGATGACGGCCATAAACCCACCATGACGGGCTGTCTGGTACAACGCCTCACGCACGTAGCGAATATCCGGGGTGGTGAACACATCATCAGAACCCTGCATGGCTTCGTCGGCGAACGGGTCACGGAAAAGACCAAACGCTTTTTTGGTTGCTGGAAATAACACCTGTTTTTTGAGTAACATATTCTCTTCCTCACTGAGGCTCGTTTTATCTGTGGTACCCGCTGTACGGGGCGTGGCCGCGCCCTGTACAGCATCAAAACTCTTCGTTGTATCAATCCCCTGACTTTCCAGCCAGGACGCAAGACGCCGGCGCACTTCTCCGGGGCTGGTGCGGGGCCACGCGTTATGATTCACAATCTGGGCCAGCGTGGCCTCAGAAACATCGACAGCTCTCGCCACCACCGCCTGTGGAATACGGGCTTCTTTCAGTTGCTGCTTCAGTACCAGCATGTTTCCCTCCTCAGTTGCCGTTAACAATACTGATAACGCTGCTGCGGGCCGGCGTGGTCAGCGTGGCCATGACTTCATCCAGTGCGGCTTCCGGTACGCCGTCCGGATACTGTGCCGTTAACTGGCGGTAATGTTCCGGCGTCCAGGTAAAGCCGTTGGCGCTGAACTTATCGCGCAGGGCTTTCGCGGCCTCCACATAAGTCATGGGACGTTGTTCAGTGCGCGGCCCGCGTACGTCAGAGGCCTGACCACGCTTCGGCATATAGGCCGGAAGTGTGGTGTCGTCGATATGTTTATACGGGTCAAGCCGCCCGCCGAACGGCAGCGCCTTCGCCTTGCGTGCGGCAGCTGCATCTGCGGCGTTGTCTGTACCGGTGACCAGCGCTTCGGTTTCTTTTGCCGCCATCTGCGCCGGGGTTTCCGGCAGGGCTTTGTAACTTTCGCCAAATACCGCCGCGCCTTCAGCAAAGCCAAACTCGTTCTTTCTGACCTCTTCGACCAGGAAGAACGTCTCGTGGCCGTCCTCACCGGTCAGAACCACCTGTGCCACATCGCTGCGCCACGGGTTACGGGTAATCATCAGTTTTTCACCAACCAGTACGCCCGGTACCGTTGATACGTCAAATTCAGTGCCCCGGAACGAGACACGAAGTTTTGGCGTGACTTTGCGGAGTTCTGGTGCCGCCACAGCCAGTTCACGACATACCTCAACGGAAGGCGCTTTTTTCAGCTGCTCAGCAGTAATCTTCAGCCAGATATCCGTGCGGGTTTTACCGTGGCGGCTGTGAACAGCCGTGGCGTTAAAGTGGCTGCGCCATTTCGCGGCCAGCGCGTTGAGTTCTTCCAGACTGTGAACCGGCCGGAACTTCAGACCCGGCTCCAGCTTGCGTTCGATAATGTCCCGCGCCTTTTCCACCTGTCCGGTGGCGCGGGCGTTATGCGGCTTGTGCGCTATCAGGTCGATGCCCAGTGAGCGGCACATGTTTTTCGTCATACCCGCGGTGTTTGCCGAGCCGGGGTCGAGATAGAGTATTTTCGGCACACCGTGCAGCACGTCTGCGCCGCCACGCTCCTGCATGGCGTTGATAAGCACAGAACACAGGTTCTCACCTGATTCCGCGCCCGTCACATACTCAACGTAAATCCAGCCGCTGGCATGGTCGGTAATCTCGTAACTCCACACGCGGTCACTGGCGATACGGGCAAGGTTAGCGGGCTTGTTCTTGTAGAACTTCGCGCTGTCCATCACCTGCAGCCCTTTATGTCCATTGCTCAGGTAGTAAAGCGTGCAGAGTGAGGCGTCAATCTGCCAGACATGATTGGGATGCAGACTGGCCACTTCGGTATGCGGCGCAGGGGCATCCAGTTGTTCCGGGTGCAGGCCATAGTTACGCAGGGCTCGGCTGATGGCATCTTCGGACAACGGGAAAAACTCACCGGTGGTTTCATCTGTTCTGCCTGCGGATATAAAGCCGTTAGCCCGCAGGGTTTCCACTGCATCCGCGATGGAATAGAGACGCTTACCGTTCTTGCGGGTGGCCTCACGCAGTGTGGCAGATATCAGCGCGGCTTCGTCGCGGGTCAGGGCGCTGCGCCCGGCATCGGCGCGTTTTTTGCGTTTATCAGTCACAGATACCTCCTTCAGCCTGCGCAGCAGAGTGGCGCGGGACATGCCAAGTTCAGCACAGGCAGCGTCGTATACTGCGCCGCGTTTACCATGCCCCGCGTCACGTGCCGCGCGGGCGACATAAACCAGTCGTTCAGTCAGGGCAGCATTCATTGGTTATGCCTCCAGCCCGTTAATCTGTGGCGTCGGCTCAGTCAGCCATGAAGGCGCTGCATTGCCTGTTGGCTCGTCCGGCAGGTCAAATGTGGAGCGCAGGCTACGCGCTGTGCTTTCCAGTTGACAGACCAGGCCTGCCATGAAGTCTCTGGGGGTATCAATCATGTTTTCAGCACAATATGCGCACAGCGTCTCAAAAGCGCTGGACAGTCGAACGGCGATGGCAGATTCCGCCTCAACCGCTAACGCGGTCACTTCTGCCCGCAGTTTCTTCACCTCTTCATCAGGCTCAGGTGGCTGAATACGGGATTTCTTCTCCAGTCTGGTGGAGAGTGAGTCTATTTTTTCATTTTTGTCGGCGAGTACGCGCTGTTGTGCTGCGTTGGTTTCGCGCGCTTCGCGCAGGGCCTGACGCAATTCACGTACTGACATGCGATCAACATCGTCAAGCGTCAGTCCGGCAACTGTGCCACCGTCGGCCAGTTCAGCAAGGTCGTCGTCATCTTCAGCAACAAGTTCAAATAATTTTGCCTTACCTAAAAGCGACAACGTTGTCGCTTTTGGCTCTAGTTTTGGTGAAAGGTATTTCAAAGATGCTTTCATCATTCGTTGTGCTGCGCGCACATGCAGACCAAGTTGTTCTTCTACAATTCCAACAAAGTCCCCGTGAGGTTCATTTTCTTTGAGAATAATAAGTCGTTTACCTGCTTCCAGCATGGCCTCAGCGCTCTGTGCCATATAAAACCGAGCCTCATGAACTATGCGATCACGCTCATAGGGCTGACCATCGCCAAACTGCTGCATGATCTCCATACGATGCTGTGTCATGGCGTTCAGACTGACATTGAGATCATCCGACAGCGGTACCTCGGCGTTCAGTTCAGTGTTAATCGGTGATTTGGTGCGTCCCATTTATTACTCCTTACAAACGACTACCTGAAATGACACGTTGGTTGATTTCGTTAATGCGATCCTGTGCACGTGCCATCTCGTTACTGTGGGCCATAGCGATCTGCAGTAACTGGATGCCCGGCGCGAAACGCCCGTTTTCCAGTTTCAGGGCCAACCCTTCTTCAATGAGGGTGTTGAGTGCCCGGTTGATGTTTGCCGGTGACTCGTGCAGTGCTGCCGCCAGTTCACCGTTGGAAATACCGTTCAGGGCATGACCGCGCAGCGCTTTGAGTACCCGGAGGATGCGACTGCCGGAGCTTGAAACATTCGTCTTACTCATCTGCATACCTCTTTTGCGATATGTGATAACCTTTTACAAAGACTCAAAATCTTCAGGCTGCCTGAGCTGTTGATTTCAGCCCCAACTTCACGGCGATTTCATGGGATTTACCGTAACGGGCTTTGGTCTGCCCATTGAGAACGCGGTATACCTCATTGCGGTTGTAGCCGTTTTCTTCTGCCCAGCGGGTGAAAGTGATCCCGCGCTGGCGGAAGAGAGCTTTGACTTGTTCTGCAGTCATCGTTGTCTCCTTTGTTGATGCAATGATGTTTGCCTTATGTGTGATAGATTATGGTGCAGATTACCTCACCAGTCAACTTAAAGAGTGCAGAAAAACTCACATGATCGGGTTACGTATTAAAGAAGAAAGAGAGCGTCTATCTCTTACACAGCAAGGGTTGGCTGATGCTATAGGTGTGGCAAAGAGAACTTTCATTGATTGGGAAAAAGATCGCACTTCTCCTACTGCAGTGCAGTTATCTGCACTATCAGAAATCGGTGTAGATATTTTGTATGTAGTTACTGGGGTGCGGAGTCAGCCTGTTGTTGCACCTTATGTGTCACAAGAAAAGAAAGAGTTAATGGATGCATTCGACGAAATGAGCCCCGAACAACGGAGGGCAATTCTTGAGGTCGGCAAAGTCTTCATTCAACCCAAACCAAGCAAACTCGCAGGCTGATTTTGACCTGGACACAAAGGACAGGTGGTTGATCTGGATGCTTTCAGAAAACATCGCCAGTGACATAGTGGAAGTTGTTTGGTTTACCGGAAAGCATTGTGCTTTCCGGTTTTGTTTCAGAAGTTGCAGATTACCAGTTCACGGCGCGGCGTAGATTTCCCCGCCAGACTGTAGTTGATGTTCACTGTCTGTATGTTCAGTCCAGTGAACACCTCGCGCATCTGTGGGATATCGTTCACCGAAATTATCATTTTTCCTCTGATGCACCGGGCCAGCTCTGCCAGCCGCGAGTAGTTCCCTTCAGGAAAATCCACACCATAGCCTTCCGTACCCAGGTACGGTGGGTCGCAGTAGAACAGTGTGTGCGGACGATCATAACGCTCAATGCACTGTTGCCAGTCCATGTGTTCTATGACTGTTCTGGAAAGCCGCAGGTGTGCTGCTGACAGTTCTTCTTCAATACGCAGCAGGTTGAAGCGTGGCGGGGATGTGGTGGAGGTACCGAAGCTGTGCTCTGCCACCTTGCCGCCAAACGCCTGCTTCTGAAGGTAGTAGAACCGTGCCGCACGCTGGATATCCGTCAGTGTTTCTTCCGGGGTGATCTGCAGCCATTTGTAGATCTGACGGCTGACCAGCGCCCATTTGAACTGGCGGACAAATTCTTCCAGGTGATGCTTTACCACCCGGTACAGATTCACCAGTTCACCGTTGATATCATTGATGACTTCGATCTTGCCGGGTGTCTTAAGAAAATAGAGCGCTGCTGCCCCACAAAACGGCTCCACATAACATTCATGCGCCGGAAACAGCGGCAGGATGTGTTTTGCCAGGCGACGTTTGCCACCAATCCATGGAACGATGGGTAATGTCTTCATTTTCATAATCTGTAAGCCTTTTACAATTATTAAAAATATGGCAGGCTAGTCTGGTCTCGCGAGACTGACTGAACCTCGGTCGGCTCACAGCCACTTCTGTGGGACGATGGCCAGCCCGGTGGGTCCGAAGCACCGGGCTGGTCGTTCTTTCATGATGCGGCAGGGATAGTGGGATTTCTGTTAATGTGGTTTAGGGATTATCCGGGGCGATTTTCTGACCTTATCCGGTCCAGGGCATAAGTAATACCTTCTGCAAAAACAGAAGTATCAAACTGCTTTTGTATTCCCTGAAAATGAAAAGCGGCACGACAGACACTCAGTTCTCCGCGATGTAACCGGATAATATCTTCCAGAACATTGTTCACTGCTTCAGCACGGCGCTGATGTTCTGTTAACGTTAATCGGGGATTCATGATGCACTCCTTAAATGATGATTTTTATGCACTCACCGGCAAAATATTCTGCCGATTACTGAACACGCATCCGGCACCTCAGGTTTTGATTTATTCTGGTTTTTTCGATATCCCGGACCAGGTTGATCACGACCAGAAAAAGTGCCGGTATTTTATTGATACGCTGATATGGCTTCGGGATAACAGCTATATTCGTTACTCTCAGTTGCTGGCTGTGGGAGCGGCTGATGTCGTCCTCACGGAAAAAACGCTCCGTCTGCTCAATGCCACGCCGACCCTTCTGCAGCCCCGGCCCGCACCATTTAAAGAGTCACTTCTGGATGCAGTAAAAACCGGTGAAAATGCAGTCATCGCTGAATGCGTATCCCGGATTATGCGTTACGTGTTTAATGAACGTAAGTGAGGTTTATCCGCTGTCTGCATAATCCCGATAGCCAGTGCGAGGGGAAGTAATTCCGGGGAAACTCTTTCAAACAGCGACTCCCATTCTCCTCTCGCCATCACTCTGTCCAGCCCGCCCCCCAGTTGCATTTCAGCAATCTTCCTGATTTCCCGGAACAACGCCGCTTTGATCTCTTCGTGCTCAGCTTTATTTTCCGGTGTCAGAATGTATTCGTCGAAGAACCGGGGAGGCTGGTTAACGGGGAGCGTGTTCACCGGGATGTGTTCCTGTTTCCCGTACTTCGGGGCAGAAAAACATTCTGTTGGCTGACCGGTGAGTTTACGTAGCTCCTTCATGAGCAGCTCCTGATCGTAAACTGTCATCAGTGCCGCAATGGTGGCATGCAGTGCATCGGGCAGTATCCAGGGTTGCCGGCCCGTGGGGCATATAACATCCAGCAGCTCATTCGTCCGACAGATACGCTCCTCGCCGTATGACAACAGGCCCTGTCCCGTGTATTCCTCCAGCCTGATCACTGTGCCACCCCGTGGCTTCTGCCAGGTCGTCAGATCATCGCCACTCATACGCCGCTCATCATCTACGTCTGCAGCATCGACAATGACGCTGCCCCCGAATTCCTGTTTCACCACTTCCTCTATCCGCGCCAATATGTAACTTTTACCGCTGCCCACAGGACCGGACACGGTGACAGTGATGACCGGATTCAGTGTCTGCGTCATATCGTATTCTCCTCTGTGAATAATTCATCGTTTATCCTGCACATCCCGTATCCCCGGCTCTCTTAACGCGCTTTAAAATCCTTCGCGCCCTGTATTTGTGATGCTGTCTCCACCAGACAAGGAGACACACATGAAAAACCTGAAAAAATTCATTCCCCCTGTTAAAAAACCTCGCCTCAGCGGCTGGCTGCTGACCTCAGTGCTGTTGCTGGGCACCATCGCTCTGGTCTCGCCACAGCAGTTGCCTGTTGTGATCTACAAGCTGGCACTCATCACGCTGGCAGCAGTGCTGGGTTACTGGCTTGACCGTTCGCTCTTCCCCAAAGCCCGTCCCGGTCAGTACCTGAAACATGACGACAGGCTGATGGCTGATGGGCGTTTCCCGGTACAGACCGGCCTTCACCTGGTGTTTTCTGCTGCGTTAATCCGCCGTGCACTGATTGTTGCAGCGGTCTGTCTGGCTGTTGCGATGGGGCTTTAATCATGAACTGGCCGCAGATCACCTGGATTGTATGCATGTCCCTGAAACTGGCTTTCGAAGCCTTTAGGGTCTTCATCAGAACCGAACGCCTGTCAGTCCGCGCCGGGACCTTTCTGGTTCATATGGCACGGGTATTCTTTGTCGCAATGTTGCTCTGGTGTGGCGGCTTCTTCAGTCAGGCCCGCGCAGCGCAGCCTCCGCAGGCAGCGCTGCAGTATCGCGATGATGTGATCCGTAATGCCCGGCTTGAATGGGGACTGTCTGCGCCGGTGGCTGATTTCGCTGCGCAACTGCATCAGGAAAGCGGCTGGCGACCTGATGCGATCTCGCCGGTTGGCGCTCAGGGACTGGCGCAGTTCATGCCCGCCACCGCCGACTGGATAAGTCAGTTGATGCCGGGGCTTAACAGCCGTGAGCCATTTAATCCGGCATGGGCCATCCGGGCGCTGGTCAGCTATGACCGCTGGCTGTGGCAGCGCGTCAGCGCCGCCAGTGACTGCGAGCGTATGGCCATGACACTGTCGGGCTATAACGGTGGTCTGGGCTGGGTACAGCGGGACAGGCGGCTTGCATCACAAAAAGGGCTGGACAGCACCCGCTGGTTTGGTCATGTCGCCACGGTGAATGCCGGACGCAGCACTGCCAGCTGGCGGGAGAACCGTCATTATCCCCAGCGCATCCTGTTCACGCTGGCCCCGCGTTATCTCTCATGGGGAGGGGCAAGCTGTGTGGGTACGTAAGTTACGGTCGCTGCCGTGGCGGGTCATTATGCTGGCCATTCTCCTGAACACCTTCCTGCTGGCGATCTGGTGGCTGGGATACAGCACAGGCCACGACCGGGCCTCCGCTGACGGTCAGGCGGCGCTCAGCCGCCTGCAGGCGGATTTTGACGGATACCGGGCAGAACAGGCCCGGCGTGAGGTGGCGGCGTTGCGCGCATGGTCTGAGCGTTATCAGGAGCAGGTAGCCGCCGGGCAACGGGCTGAAGCTGGTTATCTTGAGCAGATTGCTCAACTGGAGGACCAGAACAAACAACTACAGGGGCAAATTAACGATGTCACACAGCGCTGGATTGATGAAAAAGGTAAGAGCCATCCCATTGAGTGCGTGTTTACTCGCGGTTTCGTGCGCCAGTACAACGCCGCACTCGGATACGACAACGCATCCGTCGACACCGGTCATTCAGACTCAGTTGCCGCCGCTGGCACCGGCACTGGCGCAGCGACCGGGCAACCTGAAACCGCTGACGCCCGGTTACGCAATTCGGGTGTCTCCCAGCTTGACGTCCTTGCCAACATCATCGACAACGCAGGGCAATGTCGTCGCTGGCGAAACCAGATAAACGCGCTACTGGATGAACGGGAAGGATTACAGAAATGACACTGCAGGTTGAATTCTGGACGGTGGTGAGTTTTTTGCTCACCTTCATGGGGTTTGTGGGAGGGCTCGCCAAATGGTTGTTCAGTAAAACAGAAGAACGCCAGGCGGCACGATTCGCCTCCCTTGAGCAGGCCCTGCAACAGTCCGCCTCCAACTGGGGCGAACTGGAAAAAGAATTTATGCGATTTAAAGCGGATTTACCGCTGAATTATGTCCGTCGCGAGGATTATATCCGTGGCCAGACAGTCATCGAGGCCAAACTGGACGCGCTCTACAACAAACTGGAAGTGGTACAGCAGTACCGCAATACCGGAGGTCAATAATGGTCGATATTACCCGGGTACGCCGCGAATCCCTGCGCTGGAGTCTGCTGGTTGCCCTGAACAAAACCCGCCCTTATACCGCCAGCGAGACGCTGCTGCTGGAAGTGTCCCGCGCCATCTACCCGGACACCACGCAACTGGAGCTGCGCCGTGAGCTTGATTACCTGGCAGATCGCAAGATGGTGGAACTGGAGAAGAGGCCTTCCGGTGACTGGTTTGCCGATCTGAGTCGCCTTGGTGTGGATATTGTGGAATACACCGTGGAATGCGGCCCCGGTATTGCCCGCCCGGAAAAATACTGGAGTGAGTGATTATGGGACGTCGCAGCAGCATTGATTCTCTGCCGAAGGAGGTCCGTCGCTGGCTTGAGCGGGCACTGACGGAGAATAATTTCACCGGCTATGCAGAGCTTGAAAGTCTGTTGAAGGAAAAGGGGTACAGCATCACCCGCTCTTCCCTGCAGCGGTTTGGCTACAAAATGGAGCAGCAACTGGCCCGGGTGCGGGCGGCAACCGAGGCAGCGCGTCTGCTTGCCCGGGAGGCCGGAGACGATCCTGATGACCGTTCAGCCGGGCTGATAACCCTCGTCCAGACCGAAATGATGGATATCCTGATGCGCCTGCAGGAGTCGCGGGAAAACGACGATCCCTTCGCCCGGGCAAAACTGCTGGCAACGGCTTCAAAAAATATCGCCACACTGACCCGCGCCTCGGTCAACCTCAAGCGCTATCAGGCAGAAGTCAGAGAGAGGGTTGAACGTGCTGCCGCTGCCGCCGAGAAAATTGCCCGTAAGGGCGGGCTCTCTGCGGAAGCCGTACAGGCACTGCGCCGGGAAATTCTGGGGGTGGTATCATGACGGAGCTGCCGCCGCACATTCCTGACACCGCGAGTTATAAGGCCCCTCCCGTTCTGTTGCCCTACCAGCAGCGCTGGGTGGCAGATGCCTCTCCGCTTAAGGTGATAGAAAAGAGCCGTCGTACCGGTATTACATGGGCTGAGGCATCCGATAACGTACTGACCGCCGCCTCTTCTGCGCCAGCAGGCGGGATGAATGTGTATTACATCGCTTATAACCAGGACATGACCGTCGAATACATTCAGGCGTGTGCGATGTGGGCACGGGCATTCAACTATGCGGCCAGTGAAATTGAAGAAGGATTCTGGGAAGAGGACGACGACGACAAACACATCAGGACTTACACCATCAAATTTCCTGACTCCGGCTTTCGTATTGTTGCGCTCTCCAGCCGCCCGTCTAACCTGCGTGGCCGTCAGGGTATTATTGTTATCGACGAAGCGGCGTTCCATGAGCAACTGGACGAACTGCTGAAAGCGGCGCTGGCGATGCTTATCTGGGGGGGAAAGGTACGCGTTATCTCCACCCATGACGGTGACGACAATCCGTTCAATACGCTTATCGGGGATATCCGTGCCGGACGTCAGGGAGGCAGCGTACATCGCATCACTTTCCGGGAAGCCGTATCTGAGGGGCTGTTCCGGCGCGTTTGTCTGCGCACCGGGAAGGAATGGTCGGAGGCATCCGAGCAGGCCTGGATGGCGTCGGTGTACAAATTCTACGGTGCCGGTGCATCCGAAGAGCTTGACTGTATTCCGGCCAACGGTGGCGGTGCCTGGCTGTCCCGAGCCCTGATAGAGTCCCGCATGTCCGCTGATACGCCGGTATTGCGTCTGACCTGCAAGGAAGGTTATGAACTGCTGTCTGATGAGGTTCGCTTCCGCGAGACGCAGGACTGGCTTGATGAGCATCTGAAACCATTACTGGAGGCGCTCCCCGCTGGTGCCCGCTCTTTTCTGGGGCGTGACTTTGGCCGTAGCGGGGATTTGTCGGTGGACTACCCGTTGTTGCAGGAGAAGAACCTGATACGACGCGTGCCATTCGTACTGGAGTTGCGTAACGTGCCGTTCAGGCAGCAGGAGCAAATCACCTGGTATCTGATGGATGGCCTGCCCGGTCTGCTGGGTGCAGCGTTTGATGCCCGTGGTAATGGTGCCTATCTGGCTGAATACGCCATGCAGCGCTACGGCTCCGGCCGGGTTCAGCAGGTGATGCCAACCGAAGGCTGGTACCGGGAGCATATGCCTCCGGTCAAAGCTGCACTGGAAGACGGTAACCTGGTGGACTTACCAAAGGATGAAGACACACTGGATGACCTGCGGGCCGTTCAGGTGGTGAACGGTGTCCCCCGCGTGCCGGAGCAACGCTCAAAAGCAAAGGCTGATGGTGGTAAACGTCACGGGGATTCAGCCATCGCACTGGCGCTGGCGTATTTCGCCAGCCGTGAAATTAACAAAGGGCCGGTGAAGGCAAGCTCACGCCGTCGTCGTCAGGCGGCCCGTATGCTGGAGGGATTCTGATGGCGAGGGGTATCTGGGTTTCACCCGATGAATTTGTTGCTTTTTCTGAGCCTCAGAAATCACTGACCGCGCAGATTGCCTCCCGCAGCCGCGCGATCGACTTTTACGGACTGGGCATGTATCTGCCCAATCCTGATCCCATTCTCAAGGCTCAGGGACGGGATATCCGTATCTACCGCGAACTGCGCACCGACCCGCTGGTCGGGGGCTGTATCCGCAGACGTAAAGCAGCGCTCAAATCACTGGAGCGTGGACTGGAGCGCGGTCACGCTTCTGCCCGGGTCTTCCGTTTCATCCGCGACATGCTCGACGATCTGGATCTGTCCCGCATCATCGGTGAGATGAGTGATGCCGTGCTCTACGGGTATCAGCCCTGTGAAATCATGTGGGGCCGTTCGGTCAGGGCGTGGGCAGTGACGGATATTGTCGGCAAACCGCCTGAGTGGTTTCAGTTTGATACGGACAACTGCCTGCGCTTCCGGGCGCGTGATGCGGGTGTGGAGGGTGAGCTGCTGTCACCGTCAAAATTCGTGGTGCCGGCACAGGATGCCTCGTATGACAATCCTTACGGTTTCCCGGACCTGTCCATGTGCTTCTGGCCGGTCGCCTTCAAGAAAGGCGGGATGAAATTCTGGCTCCGCTTTGCCGAAAAGTTTGGCTCCCCGTGGGTGATCGGTAAGCACCCGAGGGGTGCAAATGATGCAGAGATTGAAAAACTGCTGGACTCCATGGAGCAGATGGTGGAGGACGCGGTGGCCGCCATCCCCGATGACAGCAGCATCGAACTCAAAGCCGCGGATGGTAAGGCGGACAGCAGCGAGGTATTCCGCGAGCTGATCACACTGTCACGCAGTGAGATCTCCATTGCATTACTTGGTCAGAATCAGACCACGGAAGCGAACAGTAACAAGGCCTCTGCACAGGCCGGGCTGGAGGTAACGGCTGATATCCGCGATGCGGATGCGGACATCATTCAGGCAGCAGTGAATCAGGTTATCAGAACGGTGGTCACCCTGAACTTCGGCGATGTGCCGTGTCCGGTCTGGGCCATGTGGGAACAGGAGACCATTGATGACACCCGCGCCACCCGCGACGAAAAACTCACCCGGGCGGGTCTGCGTCTGACCCCGCAATACTTTAAGCGTGAGTACCAGCTGCAGGACGGCGATATTGACGAGACACCACCGTCGGAACGCCAGAATAACATGCTGCCGCTGTCATTTGCCGAGGCGATTGATGCCGATATTCAGGCTCAGCAGCAGCTTGACGACGCGCTGGACATTCTGATGAACGGAGGTGTGTTAAATGGCACGCTGGAACCCGTCCTGGCACCTCTGTTTAAGCGGGTCGAAAACGGGGTTAACCCGTCTGAGCTGCTGGGCGAACTGGCGGAGCTCTACCCTCAGATGAACACGGACGATCTGCAGGAACGGCTGGCCCGCATTCTCTTTGTGGCAAATATCTGGGGGCGTCTGCATGAGCGTGACAACGGCTGAACTGGCGTACTGCATGACGCTTCCCCCGAAGCGGGCAGTCAGTTACCTGAAGTCCAAAGGGTATCAGATTACCTGGGACTGGGAAGAAATGTGGCAGGAAGCCCATGCCCGCGCCTTTACCGTCGCTAAAGTGACCCGCCTGGATATTCTGGAAGATATTCGCGGGGCACTGCAGCAGGCTGTCGATGAAGGAAAAACCGATCGCTGGTTCCGGCAGGAGCTGGAGCCGGTGCTGAAGCGTAAGGGATGGTGGGGACCACGTGACACGACTGACCCGGTAACGGGTGAGCCGGTCACCATTCAGCAGGGCAGCCCGTGGCGGCTCGACACCATCTTTCGCACCAATATGTCCGTACTCTACAGCGCCGGTCGTTGGGCGGAGCAGATGGAAAACGTCGACGACAGGCCGTACTGGATGTATACCGGCATCAACGACAGCCATACCCGCAGGAGCCATCTGGCGCTGCATGGTCTGGTGCTGCGCTGGGATGACCCGTTCTGGCAGGCATTTTACCCGCCGAACGGCTGGCGCTGCCGCTGTAGTGTGATTGCCCTGAGTGCGGCGGATGTCCGTGCCCGTGGCCTGAAGGTTATCAGCTCCGGCTCTGCCATGGGCCAGGAACTGAAACTGGTCTCAGAGAAAACCGGCGAAATGCGGAACGTGGCCACCTTTAATACCGGCACCACGAAGGTGACCACCGACGTCGGCTGGTCTTATGCACCGGGGGCAGCATACCGTCCCGACCTGGCCCGCTATCAGGGTACGCTTCAGCCACTGGCACAACAGGAACTGAGAGGATAACAATGGCTTCCGATAACCTGGTCAGTATCACCATTAACGATAAGTCCCTGCGCCGGAGCCTCCGTGCGCTGGATCTTGCTGCCACAGACCTGGAGCCCGCGATGCGCAAAATCGCCGGAACCCTGCTGGCGGAAACACAGTTTAACTTTCTTGATGAGGGGCGTCCGGGGTGGATGCCCTCGCTGGCAGCGGAAGAACGTGACGGGCAGACACTGCAGGATACCGGGCGTCTGATGGGGTCAGTATCAACCGACCATGACGACCGGCAGGCTGTTGTGGGGACCAACGTTGTTTACGGTGCCATTCACCAGTTCGGGGGTAAAACGGGGCGTAATGAGTCTGTTGAACTTCCGGCCCGCCCGTTCCTGCCGGTGACGGGGGATGGAGAACTACAGCCTGAAGTGGTAATCCCCATCCTCGATACCATTGTCCGCCATCTTGAATCAGCGGCCCGTCGCTGAGTTTTCTCTCTTCAGGCGGGTGATTTATCATTGCCAGCGAATGAGGGGCTGTATTACCTTTATAAAGGCTTTACAGCCTCTGTTTTATAACCGCCTCCGGTTCACCGCATTGCTTTCCCTGTCCTTCTCCCCTGATGTTTTCTAAAGCAGATTAAAATCGCCGGGCCTGCATTTCTCACAAACTGTCTCCGACAACATAACGCGGGACAGCAAAATGTCAGCCATTCACATTTTTAAAGCCGGTACTCATACCGATATGCACGGCAAAAAACTGCCGTTCACGCCAGACGATCTTGCCGCCTGCGTGAAAGCCTATGACCCGTCCGTCCATGAAGCACCACTCGTGATTGGTCATCCCAGAACGGAAGACCCGGCGTGGGGCTGGGTGAAAGCCCTGTCGCTCAGCGGCGTCGATCTGATGGCAGAGCCTGCCCAGCTGGACCCGCAGTTTGCTGAGATGGTCACCGACGGACGATTCAAAAAAGTGTCCGCCTCTTTCTACCTCCCGGATTCACCGTCCAATCCGAAGCCCGGCGTGCTCTACCTTCGCCATGTGGGCTTTCTCGGGGCACAGCCACCTTCCGTCAAGGGGCTGAAACAGGTGTCCTTCAGTGAGCAGGAAGAAGGTGTGGTGGAGTTCGCCGACTGGCAGGCCATCACGAATGCCTCCCTGTGGGGAAAGCTGCGCGATTTTCTGATCGCCCGCTTCAGTCTGGACGAGGCAGAAAAAGTCCTGCCGGAATGGCAGCTCAACAGTCTGCGCGAAGAGGCGTACCGCGACACACTGTCGCAGGATGCAGCAGGTGCACAATTCAGTGAGACAGGCCCGGGGCCGTCTTCCGCAAGTAACGAGGAATCATCGATGACAAAAGAAGAGATTGAAGCCCTTCAGGAGGAGAACCGCCGCCTGAAGCAGCAGGCTGCTGATCGCGATGCGCGTGATGCACAGGTCAGACAGGAGCAACTGCATAAGGACAATGTGGCCTTTGCAGAAAAACTGGTCGCAGAGGGCCGTCTGGCTCCCCGCGCCTCCTCCGTGGTGGTTGCCCTGCTGGATGCCGTCGCCGGTGGCGACAAGCCGGTGGAGTTTGCTGAGGGGGAAAGCCGCACACCGCTGGCCACCGCCTTTCGTTCATTGCTCTCCGACGGGGAGCCGGTGATGAATTTCGCCGAACAGGCCACAAAAGAGCGTGTCGGCGACACGGTGAAGGTGGATGTGGCAGAGTTTGCGGAAGCCGATCCTGAGCGTCTGGCCCTGCATCAGAAAGCAGTGGCCCTGTCCAAAAAAGAAGGCATCAGCTATGAGGCTGCTGTCGCACGCTGCCTGTAATTTAAGGAGAGAGCATGTCTGATTACTTAAAAGGTAAACGTGTCGTTGATCCGGTACTGACCAGTATCGCCCGTGGCTATAAAAATGCCGCATTCATCGGCGAACGTATTTTCCCCGTCGTGCTGACGGACAAGGAAGGCGTGCGTGTACCGACCTTCGGGAAAACCGCCTTTGTGGAATATGACACCGAGCGTGCCGTCGGGGCGGACAGCAATGTTCTGGTCCGTGAAAAAACAGGCACGCTGGACCTGGTGCTGGGTGAACACGATCTGGCTGCGCCGGTGGACTATCGCGAGCAGGCGGAGTCCATGTTTAACGAAGAGAGCAAGGCCATCCGTCGCGCCACGAATGGCGTGAACCTGCGCCGTGAACTTATCGCTGCCCGTCTGGCTCAGGATGAAAAGGTCTACCGTACCGGGCACGTCAAAAAACTGACAGCCAGTGATCGCTGGGCCGGTGGTAAGGGGGACCCCATCGGGGTGATTGAAGCCGGTATGGAAGCGGTCCGTACGGCCACGGGGCTGCGTCCTAACCTGATGACCATGGGGGCCGGCGTGATGGCGCTGCTGAAGTTCCACCCGGCGATTCAGGCCGCCATCGGAGCCAACGAACGCAAGCGCATCACCACAGAAATCCTGCAGGACCTCTTTCAGATCGAAGAGATCGTCATCGGTGCCCCAGTCTCCCTGCCGTCCATGAAAGCGGCAATGGATAAGAACAGCGTGCCGGCGGATATCTGGGGAGACAATCTGATGCTGCACTATGTCGGCAAACCGCAGCCGGGGGCGGACAGCGCGGACGAGAACGAGCCGTCCTTCGGCTACACCCTGCGTCGTAAGGGGATGCCTGTTGCCGACAAATACGACGGAGCCGGTGGCAAGGTGAAGTACTGCCGTTATACCGATATCTACAAAGTCGCCGTGGTTGGTGGCGATGCCGGGTATCTCATTACCGGTATCAGTAAATAAGGAGGCGTTATGGGAACCACTCAGCAGGTCATTCTGATCACAACCGTAACGGCAGGGGCAGCACTGGCACAGCAGCGTTTTGTCGGGGCAGATAATACCCCCTGTAAAGCCGGTGCCGCAGCGCTCGGGGTTGCCGAAGTGGATGCTGTTACCGGCGACAGCACGCCGGTGAGCGTTCTGGGCATTATTGCTGTCGAGGCCGGGGCCGCTGTCAGCCGTGGTGTGGCTGTTCAGTCAGATGCTCAGGCCAGAGCCGTGCCGCAGTCCGGCGACGGTAAATCCTGTGGTATTGCACTTGATGAAGCCGGGGGTGAAGGCGACGTCATTCGTATCCTGCGCGGGGTGTGACATGTACTGCACCCTGGAGGATTTGCTTGCGCAGGTGCCGGAGCGGACGCTTATCGAGCTCACCAGTGAAGAGATGGACTTCGACTCACCTGCAACAGTGAATACCCGTGTGGTGGACAGCTGTATCCGCTATGCCGACGAGCTGATTGATGCCCATCTGCGCGGACGCTATATCCTGCCACTGGCAGAGATACCGACTGTTCTGCGGGACATTGCCATCACGCTGGTCCGTTACCGGCTCTACGCCCGCCGCCCGGAAGGTGACCTCCCGGATACGGTGAAGGATGACCACAAAGAAGCGCTGCGGCAACTCAGGGAGTTACGTGATAACAGGCTCACGCTGGGGCTGCCGTCCACTCAGAAAGATGTGCCTGAGCCTGGCGAGTTTCGTGTACGCAGTCGCCCGGCTACTTTCGGCGGTCGTGACGGTTTACTGGAGAAATACTGATGAACGTTCTGCCCGTCCTTGATGCGGTACTGGCCCGGTTACGCGAGAAGCTGCCGCAACTGCAGGTGGAGTACTTCCCGGAGAAACCGGCTGAATATCGCCTGAACCATCCGGTTGGCGCGTTGCTGTTGAGCTATGCCGGTTCGCGCTTTGACAGGCCGGATGATACCGGTGCGGTGATCCAGTCTCAGACTATCCAGCTCTGCGTCACGGTGGTCTTCCGCCAGCTCAACGGTAAAAAAGGGGCGATTAATGTCCTGGATGCTGTCCGCCGCATTCTCGGTGGCCACACCCCGCCCGGCTGCCGCCGCCGTATCTGGCTGACCCGCGAGGTGTTTATCGGTGAAGTCAGGGGGCTGTGGCAGTACGCCCTCGACTTCGCGACTGAAAGCGTCTTTATCGAAGACAGCGATTTACCGTCCGGCCCGCTGTTAACCGAAGTGAACTATGAGGAAAGCGAGTGATGAAAGAATACCGCTATTCCGGCCCGGCCAGCGGCGTCACGCTGTCGGACGGAACCGAAATCCTGCTCTGGCCGGGGAAGACGGTTTCCCTGCCGGAGGAGCATGACTACGTGAAGGTACTGGTGGCGCTGAAACATCTGACGCCGGTACCTGAAGAGACTAAACCCGCCGGCACACCGGCTGTGCAGTCACCAAAGCGCAGAAGCAGCAGTGACAGCGAAGTGAAAACGGAGGACACCCATGGCAGCTAACTATCTGCATGGTCCCGAAACCATTGAGGTGGAAAACGGTGCCCGCCCGGTTAAAACGGTGAAATCTGCCGTTATTGGCCTGATTGGTACCGCCCCGATGGGGGATGTCAATACGCTGGTACAGTGCCTGTCTGAGAAAGGCGCAGCGGCATTTGGCAGCCAGTTCACCGGCTTTACCATTCCGCAGGCGCTGGATGCGATTTATGACCATGGTGCAGGCACCGTTCTGGTCATTAACGTCCTCGACCCGGCGAAACATAAAACGGCGATCGAGGATGAGGTGGTTACCTTTGACAAATCGACAGGGCAGGCCAGACTGGCGCATCCGGTTGTCGCTAATGTGGTGGTGAAAAACAGTGAAGGCAGCACCACCCACACGGCGAACACGGACTACCGTGTTGATGCGCAGGCGGGTGTGCTCACGAACCTGGGCAAGGCTATTGAGGCCGGTGGCAGCGTGAAGGTGAGCTATGAGTACGCGGACCCGTCGAAGGTGACTGCGGCGGACATCATCGGCGGGGTGAACAGCGCCGGAAACCGAACCGGCATGAAGCTGCTTAACGACAGCTTCAACCTGTACGGCTATTTCGCCAAAATTCTGATTGCGCCGGTGTTCTGCACCCAGAAGAGTGTCGCAGTTGAGCTTATCGCCATGGCAGAGAAGCTGGGCGCGGTAACCTACATTGATGCGCCTGTCGGTACCACCTTTGCACAGGCTCTGGCAGGTCGTGGCCCGGAAGGCACCATCAACTTCAATACCAGCTCCGACCGCGTCCGTCTGTGCTATCCGCATGTGAAGGTATATGACCCGGTGACAAACACAGAGCGTCTGGAGCCGCTCAGCCAGCGTGCAGCAGGTCTGCGTGCCAGAGTCGATCTGGACAAGGGCTACTGGTGGTCATCCTCCAATCAGGAGATTCTGGGGATCACCGGCGTGGAGCGCCAGCTGTCCGCGATGATTGATGACCCGCAGAGTGAGGTGAACCTGCTTAACGAACAGGGGATCACCACGGTATTCAGCAGTTACGGCAGCGGCCTTCGTCTGTGGGGTAACCGGACGGCAGCATGGCCAACGGTCACCCATATGCGTAACTTTGAGAACGTTCGCCGCACCGGTGATGTGATCAACGAGTCCATTCGTTATTTCAGCCAGCAGTACATCGACATGCCGATTACTCAGGCGCTGATTGATGCACTGACGGAGTCGGTCAACGCCTACGGTCGCAAAATGACTGGTGATGGTGCGGTACTGGGCTTCCGTTGCTGGTTTGATCCGGCCCGCAATCCGGAGACGGAGCTGGCCGCCGGGCACCTGTTGCTGAGCTACAAATATACGCCACCACCGCCGCTGGAGCGACTGACGTTTGAGACTGAGATCACCTCGGAATACCTGTTAACCCTGAAAGGGGGCAACTGATGTCAAAGATTGAGATAAACCGCATCACGAATGCCAACATCTATCTGGATGGTACTAACCTGCTGGGACGGGCTGAGGAAGTCAAACTCCCCGATGTCTCCATGATTATGCAGGAACACAAGGCGCTGGGGATGGTGGGTAAGGTGGAACTCCCGGCTGGTTTTGACAAGCTGGAAGGCGAAATCAAATGGAACAGCTTTTACCGCGATGCGATGCTGTCTGCCGCGAACCCGTACAGGTCGCTGGCACTGCAGTGTCGTTCCAGCGTCCAGCGCTACAGCTCGCAGGGGCTGATTGACGAAATCCCGCTGGTCACCTTCCTGACGATTATGTTCAAGAAGAACCCGCTGGGGACGTTCAAACAGCACGAGAACGCCGAGTTCTCCAGTAGCTTCACCTGCACGTATATCAGACAGGTACTGGATGGTGAAGAGCTGCTGCAACTGGACTATCTGGCCAACATCTTCCGGGTCGGCGGTGTTGATCAACTGACTGACTACCGTATCAATATCGGGGGCTGACGGTGAGTGTTGAACTGACGGATAAAGGAGGACGATGTGCGGCACTGGGCATGTCAAATGGTACGTGGTTTACCCTCCTTGATATTCCGGGGGTGGAAACCCTTTTTAATACCCGTAAAACCAATGACCCGATTGACTGCACACGTTCAAAGGCCCGCAAACTGGCGGATTTGATTGAAGCATGGGAGCCTCCCGACCACTGGTTCTCCGGCATCGGCAAATCTGAGGGAAAGACGCTTCTCATCGCTTTCCTGCGTAACTGCAAGGGGTTTCGCACTTGCTGACATCACAGGGGCTCCGGCCCCTTCTTCTTAATCTCCTTTAATATCCGTCACGCGCTTCTCCCGACATACTGCCCTGAACTTACACAGGAGCACAATCATGTCACAGACCCCATCCGATACTTTTAAATTGTCTTATCCCTTCACCACTGCTGCAGGCACCAGAATTGAGCTGGTTGAACTGAAACGCCTGACGGTAAAAGACCTGAAGCAGGTGCGCAAAATCAGCAAAAACCCGGCAGACTGGGACGAACCGCTGATTGCCCGCAGTACTGGTCTTCTCCCGGAAGATCTCGACAATATGGATCTGGCTGATTACCTGCAGTTACAGAAACGATTTCAGCTCATCACGGGGATGGGTGAGAGCAACCAGGGCGCTGACGCAGGCGCAGGGGCTGCTGGCGAGATGGTTCCGGTTTCAGCCGGGGGAGATTGATGCCCTCGATACTGACGATCTGGAGATGTGGCTGGAGCAGGCTGAAGAGCAAATCAAAAGCGAGTACGGCGACAAATCATAGTACAGACAGCCGCCAGTAGCGGCTGTTCTGCGTTATCCCCTCACGTCTTTTCACCTTCCCCGGAGGTTAACCACTATGTCGGGACAGTTTTCAGTCGGCGTTGTTATCGGCGGGATGATTGGCAGCACATTCCGTTCTGCAATGAGCGGTACCCGCCGTGCGCTTGATTCCCTGAGCGATACCTCACGCCGCCTGCAGGAACGTCAGAACGCTTTAACCCGTGCAACAGAACGTTATGGTCAACTGGGTTCTTCCCGGATGCAGCATCTCAACAGCGAGCTGCTGCGGGTAAGCCGCACCATGGAGCAAATTGAGCGCCAGCAGCGCCGTCTGTCAGCGGCATCCGCTACCAGTGATGCGCTGAAAGCTAACCGCATGGCGCTGTATGGTCAGGGGATTGAAGCGTATGGCATGGCACAGACTGTTTATCATACGGTTTCCCCTGCCGTTCAGCAGTCCATGTCTTTTCAGGACAAAATGATTGATATGTCGATCACCGCAAAATATGACAATAAAACGCGGGATGCACTTGCCGGACAGATAAAAGGCTGGGCGCTTAAATACAATCAGTATCAGGATGAGCTGCAGGAGGCGGTGGGTTCACTCATCAGCGACAATATTGATAATGTGTCAGATATCGGTTTTCTGATGCCGGATATTGCCCGCGCGGCAACGGCAACACGCACGTCTGCTCAGGACTGGGCAAAAGTGGCCGCAGTCTGGCAAAACTCCCTGAAAGGTGCGGCCAGAGATTTTGGTGCCGTTCAGAATATTATGGCTTATGCCGGTGACCAGGGGTCATTTGAAATCCCGGATCAGGTCAAGTGGATGCAGTCCCTGGCCCCAATGATGGCGGGTCTTGCCAGTGGAAAAGAGGCTGTTGCTGAAATCGGGGCCAGTCTCCAGATAGCAAAAATCGGTGCAGGTTCCACCGACGAAGCAGCCAATAATTTTAAAAACTTTCTTACCAAAATTTTTGCCCGCGATACTCAGAAACAGTTTGCTGATCTGGGTATTGATTTGCAGGGATCTATTGCGAGTTATAAAGCTGCGGGGATCTCTCCGATTGAAGGGATGTTGAGTGTTATAGAACGTTACCTCAATGCCAAAAGCCCCGAAGCGCTGGCCGGCTTCAAATCAGCCATGAAAATAAAGAATGATACGGCAAGAGATGAGGCACTTCAGGCTCTGGCGAAAAACTTTGGTCTGGGCGATATGTTCGCGGATATGCAGGTCATGGCATTTATCCGCCCGATGCTGGCCAACATGGACAGATATCGAGAGATCCGTGCCGGTGCTCTCAGGGCTGCGGATAACGATTTGCTTGCCAGTGCTTATGATCAGCGGCTGAAATCTCCCCTTGAAGCCACTAAAACACTTATGGTCAGCAGTCGCGATCTGGCAATTACGCTGGGCGATCAATTAGCTCCATCTTTTATTTCTCTGACTCAGGAACTGCTCCCACTCATTCAGGGGACAAAACACTGGGTAGCGACTCACCCGCAATTTGTCAGTGGGGCTTTTAAGCTCATCAGTGCGCTCCTTGCGATTAAGATAGCGACTATTGGTCTCAAACTGGGGCTGAATCTCCTTATTTCCCCCTTTGTGAACGTCTGGAAAACTACTGTTTTACTCCGGACCAACTGGCATCGACTGACTACCGCACTCGGAGAAGGTGGCAAATTACGCTGGCTTGTCACTGGATTCAGCCGACTGACCAGCGGAGGACTGAAACTCAGCAAAGTTCTGGCGGGCAGCCTCGTTCGCGGTTTTATGAGCGCTGCACGTGCCGTTCTCTGGATTGGGCGAGCGCTGATGATGAATCCCATCGGTCTCGTTATCACCGCTGTCGCGACAGCAGCTTACCTTATCTACCGCAACTGGGGGGCTGTCAGTGGTTGGTTTAAACAGCGCTGGGCTGACATTCAGGAAGCCTTTAACGGCGGCATTGTGGGAATTGGTAAGTTGCTGATTAACTGGTCGCCGGCAGGCCT